TTTCGTTCTTTAACTCTTGTACGCCAGCACTGGCTTCATTAAAAAATGCAGTAATTCCATCACCGATTATTGGCTTGCCTAACTTGTCAGCGATAGCATCGTAAAGACCTATGAAGGGGCGAATCGCATCGACTAACTCTTTACCAATAAAGACAGCAAGCTGATAAAAAACCAACTTGGTTTGCTTTGCAAAGATAGACATTGAGTGTAAAGCACCCTGCACTTTAGCAAATGCAGTAACTAAAGCATCAGCTACGCGCTGCCCAACATTTCCAAACTCAGCACTGTCTACAGCAGATTGCCTAAACAGGTTTGCGACCATCTCAATAATAGGAGCAAAAGCTACAGCAAGTTGATTACCCAGACCAGTAAATACGCTTTTAGCCCTAAGAATAGAATCATTAGCAGCTTCAATCTGAGCTGTGTCGGTTCTGCTCATTGCTAGGCCAAGAATATTGGCTTCTTCTGCCATCTTAGCTAACCCTTCAGAGCCACCCGCTAACGTATTAACAAGAGCGACACCTTCAGAGTCAAACAGTTTCATTGCTAAACGAACTTTGTCAGACTGGTTTTTAACTTTAGCCATAGAATCAGCGATAACACTCATCTGCTGATCTAAAGGTAATTGCTCCAGTTCTGCCGCGTTGATACCCAGCTCATGTAATGCACCTACAGCCTCGCCTGTGCCGTTAGCAGCTTCACTAACTCTACGGGTAAGCCTTTGCATAGCCATATCCATAGTGCCAGCAGAAACGCCTGTAAGCTCTGCTGCATGACGCAAGCCAGCCAGCGCCTCAGTTGTTACGCCTATCTTATCTGCTGTCTTTGCTAATTGATCTCCAGATTTTAAAGAAGAAATGGTAAGGGCAGTCATCGCAGCAGCAGCCGCAGTAAATGCCACCACCACAGCTTTGATTGCAGCTTTAGCTACAGTGGCAAATGCGCCTACAACTTTAGTAAGGTTGGGGAATCGCTTTTTAACTTTATCTGCGGCTTGGCCTATCTTTGCAAAACCATTGCGAATGCCTGCAAATGCTGCCTCTGTCTTATCAAAAGCCTTAATTACAATATTTACATTTTCAGCCATTAGATTCGCTCTGTATTTTGAAATAGGCCATCCATTCGTGAAAATGGTTGAGGGGCATATATTCTGCTTGTTCTATTGTAATGTGTAGGCGGTCAGCCAAGGAAAGCAGGTTCATCCTTGACTGATCGCTTTTTAGTTTCCCTCAAGTGCCTCGACCGTCTCTATATCAGCAAACATCTGGTTAGCAATCTCAGAGATAACATTTGTTTCTTCACCCATCAGGTCAAGTCGATCTTCAGAAGAATTAAACAGCTTACTGCCGCCTTCGTCTTCTGCCTTCATACAGATCAAATCTACCATTGCACCGATAGTGGTGTTTTGAAGAAAGTTGGGGTGCTTCTTCTGTAACTGATCTAAGTCATAGCAAGTAATACTCCTGCAATACAACTTAAACGCCCCAGATTCGTCACCCCATTCAGGCACTAAAACTTCTCTAGCGTTAACCTTTCTTCTGCTTCTTAACTCTTTCGCTAAACCCATAACTATTCTCCTAGTTGTTTAGATTATACCTGCGCTTCGGTTACATCTCCGCTGCACTGTATGCTAAAGCTGGCCTCAACCATTCCGTCAAAAGAACCAGTAATTGAGCGTGAAGTTACAATGCCAGTACCAGAGTAGAAAGTCTCTCCGCTACCAGTGCCTGTTGGATAGACTTCAAAGTCCAAACTTGCACGTTCATCTATAACTAACTGCTGGGCATCTGCTTCATCCCAATAGCATTCGATAGATACTGTGTTAGTCTTCAGACCTGCTTTATAAGAACGCGAGACATCACCCATTACTGAATCTTCGATAGTATCGGCTGATCCATCAAACGTGAATGACCGTACCTCTCCCACAACGGCTACAGTCGTACCCGATACTTGTAACTTTACTACACCTGATGCGCCTGTTTTAGTCGCCATGATTAATTACCTTTTAATTTAAGTTTAAGTTGTGCCGCGAGTGTATTGGTACAACACGCGAACTGTAATAATAACCCCACCAATGGGATCAATAGAACCTTCATCAATCTCAATATTAGTTATCTGCGTATTAAGGGCATACCCCCCGCGTAGACGATCAACATCAAGAGCCTCTTCAACTGCTTCGATTATGTTATTTCGGGCTGAGTCAATGACTGTGCCTTTAACGTAGCAAATGAGTTCATAATTGATAGTAGCCATGCGCTGACTAATTGACCCGCCCAGTGTACTATCTTCCCTGTCTTCTCCAGCACTGCGAACTAATATAGCTGGAAACTGTGCGCTTGATAATTTAGTAAAATCAAACGGCTCACGGGTAACGTACTTAATACCTACGGGCGATGTCACCACCTGTAGAGTAGCCACCAAATTGTTAGCAATGTTTTCTCTTATACTCATTTTAATGCCTTAAAGAATACTTCGCCTAGCTTTTCTTGTTCTTTTTTATTAAAGCCAAAGAAAGGGCGTTTGATGTTATTCATCGCGGCCTTTTTAGATTCAGTAGCCCTACTAAAGAATATCTCAGCTTGTTTGCTTGTCGTTCTTGAGGTCATGGAACCTAACATCTGACCTGTAAACTGCAAATCAGGCTTTGCGCTTCTGCCTCGACTTTGCCTAAAAGCAGCATATATTGGTGTATAAGCTTTAAACTTTCCTTTAAAACCAACACCTTTACTCGTTCTAGCCTCAATGATATTGATGCCAGCCTGAGCAGTGATCGATAGTGCTTTCTTGATGCTTGCTGAAAGCTCCTCACCTTTCTTTCCTACACGCCTTCTAATATCTTGAAGGTTGGTATTAATTTGTACTTCCATTATCTATTTAGCCACTGGCCGACAGGCTGCTTTTCGTCATACTTTACAGTGCCATCGCCATCTTCATCATAATCAACGCCATCACTTAATACGGCTTCAAGTTCTTCGTTATAACGAGCCTTGTAGAAGTCGATCATATTACCGAATCTATCACCGTCTACCCAGTTAGTAAGCTGCGGCAAAGCATAACGCCACAACACTAGGTAAGCTGATAATGTAACAAACTGACTGCTGGTTAGTTTAGTGGTATCCATCTCCCCAGCAATATTCTTTCGCGGCCACCACTTAATGCGTAACTCACGTTGAATATCTGCTTGAGCTTTAGGATGCTCCAACACAAAAGACTCGATTCCAAGATCGAGAATATCAGGAATCAATTTTAATAAATCTGCATCACTTGAATATGCCATTGTTACCTCAATAGAAATGCCCCCCCGAAGGAGGGCAAGTCGTTAGTCCTACAGTACTGCGTCAGACAGAAGCTCGATACCGAACGAATCATCAAGCTCTGCAACACCGTAAACGGCAGTAGCGTTAAGCTCGAATGCTCGAAGAGACTCGTCACGCTGTGGCGCAATGTTAAAGTCACGCTTCATAGCGATCATCAGAGCTTCAGGAGCGAATACAGCACCTTTAGCATCGCCAGAGCCATCAATAGTTACATTAGCAGACTCGTAGACATTGATTCCAGCGATAGTTCCAACATAACCAGTACGCATCGCTTCGTTCTGCGAATCGCCACCGTTCGGGTTAGCGAAGGTGTTAGTTAGGTTAGCTTTCAACTGGTACGCTTGGAAAGGGTGTACAACAGCATTAATAACGCCAGTAACCTTGTTAGCGCGTAGAGTTGCAGCAGCCTTGAACAAGTCAGCAACAGTGATCTCTGCACCAGCAGTGCCGATAGAACCAGAGAAACCGTCAAACAAAGCAATGAGGTCAGTATCAATCTTAGTAGCGATAGCGTTACCAAGAACAGTACCTAGCTCAACAGCAGGGTTGCCGTCACCGTAAGTAGCCATGTCAGTTAATAGAACCTGTGCGCCTACTTCGCCAACAGTTACAGAAACTGAAGAAGTAGAAACGGTGGTGCTAGACATATCAGTGCCTTCAGTTAAGTCAGCAGCAGTGATTGCTGGGTACTTAGGAACCTGAATAGTCTTACCCGCTTGGGCTTGGATGTTGTAGTTAGTTACTAGACCCATCATTAGAGATTGCTCTTCAGCGGTGAAACGCGCCTGAGCAACGATATTTACAAATAGATCGTCGAGAGTTGTGGAAGTAGTTGCAGCCATGATAATTGCCTTTAAATAAAATGAGTTTGTGGTTTGTGGTTACTTTTTCTTCATAGCAGCAAATGCTTCTTTGCCGCCATTTCCCCAGTTTGCAACCATATCTGCCACAGATGTAGGCTTCTGCGTAGAGCCACCAGCGTTACCCTGCGATCCTGTGCCACCTTGAGAGGCTTTGACCATGTGCGGGTTTACTGTCAAGAATTCAGCTACCATCTCATTGACTGATAACAAATCACCGCTGTCATTGTATCGCGGTGTTCCGTTTGCGTCCAGCACCTCAACTGTTCCGTCATCTGACAGTCTGGTTTGGTCTTTCAGCAACTGAGAAACTTGAGTCGGATTAACAGCGTTATTATTACCAGCAGCACCTAAGATCGCTCCATCTACTAGCGTCTGTTGCAACTTGCTTTTATAACTCTGAATTTCCATATCTTTTTTCTCGACCGTTTGTTTCAGGATAGAATCAAACTCGCCACGTTCTTTCTTACGCTCCAACTCGGCAGCTTCTCGCTGCGCCATTAAGTCTTTCGCGTCATCCAGATCAATGCCAGATATCTTCTTGTCGAACTTACGCTGCTCTCTTGCAACACGATCCGCAACAATGCGGTCTAGTTCATCCTGAGTAAAGGTCTTGGTTTCCTGACTTTGTACTGCCGCAGTTTCAGTCTCTGCTTCTGTTGCCATGATTTCATCGCTCATGTCGCGTGCCTCTTAAAGAGTATTGGTGAATTTGGATTGTAGCATAACTGATTACTTTTTAACCTTCTTCTTTTTTTTGGGTCGGCCGACTTTTGAGCCGTATGTTCCTTTACCTTGTGGCATTATGATTCCTCGTTAAATACAGGCCGCCAATGATGACGGCAATTATAACCACCTCGCACAATGTACGGGTCGCCAGATGCTTTACCTTTCCAACTGCCAGACCAAGTTTCCTCGATTTCTTCATCAGTAAATACCTGACCAGCGTGTTCAACACAAAACGGCCTAGAGTCTCTCACTGTTGAGCCGTAATACTTCCACTTTGTAGCACCAGACTGCTTGCCAATAGCTGTATTGATTGAGGCATCAAACTGCATAAGGCTATCTTGTGCCATCTGCGTTGCGTAACGTCTTAGGTTATTGCCTACCCTATCTCTAGCGTATATCGTCTGTAATTGCCTTACAGCGTCAGCTTGTTGTGCTGTTGTTCCATTGGCCGCTATATCAACTAACCTGTTAGCTTCTACGCTATCTGACTGAATGTAAACGCCATTAATAGTTTGTCGCAAGTTCTTAACAGTATCATTAAATGCCCGACCTGTCAGGGTGCTTTGGTAGACCTCGTTAGCCATTACATCAAGGTACTCGTTAGCAATGGCTTCAAACCCTTGAAAG